GGGGGGTTGTAGGGGGGGCTTTGCCCCCCCTGGGGGTTGTAGGGGGCGGAGCCCCCTACTGCGCCTGCGTATTAGGGAGTGTGGTGGATGTTTATATAAGTTTATACTTTAATAAATGGACACCGAGAGTGAATTATTGCAGGCCTTGAATTTTTATTGCGGCGCATTTAAGTCAAAGTTTACAGTAAATGGGGAGTCTTGGGGTACCCAGGGATATGTAGGTTTATCATACAAGTAAGATCTTGGCACTCTGTGCCATATTTTTGCATCCTCTATTTCTTGTTCTAATTCCCATGTTGTGAGTCTACGATTAGGTTTTATATCTGGTGGAAACAGTGATATATTCACTTTACATTTATCTATTCTAATAGTGTTAGTCGGTTGAGGAGTTCGTTGATTCGCTTTCGGAGGAGTCTTTGCTGCTTTCGCTGGAGCTGGAGCTGTTCCTGGAGTGACATTTCTTCTTTTTCCTCGTCCGATGTTTCTGGTGTCTGTGTTTTTTCTTGGGGTGTTGTGTAGCAGGATAGAGCTGATTCTGTAAACGGGAGAACAGTTTGTTCAGTCTCTTTGTATTTTGTGATTCTTTCAGCAGCTTTTTTTGTAAGTGTACCTCGTCTTTCGTCGAAGTTGTAGAGGATGTATTCAAAGGGAGATGTTGGACTCTGCAACGAAGGTGTTTGGATGACGTTATCGGGAGTGGTATATTTTGGTTGTTTGTCTGGTTCTGTGAGAGTGGCCATAGGAGGTGGTGTTCCCCCAAGCTTAAAGTGAAAAACATATTTTACATGAGCTTCTGCTGATTGTTGTGGTGGTAGTTTTATTGTACCTGGTCCACAGGAACCTATTAAGTTTGCAGTTCGTATTTGAAATCTAACTTTTGGGTGCCAGTTTTGTCTATCACTGGCAGTTGTTTCTTGTTGTTCCATGTATGGACTTCTACCTTCTAAAAAGTCTTGATCTAAAGGAATTAGTAGTTTTTTGTCTTTTGGAAATGTGTAATTTGTTTTAATTACTATTAGTGCTGTGGTATCTAGAGTAGATGTGTCTCCTGATTTTCTAAAGTAGTCTAGGTATCCCCAAAACATTAGCCATAGTGGTAAGTTTTCATAAAGAGTTTCTGGTATTGGTGTATCCCAGTCTGTGTCATGAGCTGGGTCTTTCCATTTAATTAAGTATAGTTTGTTTCCTACACCTTTGTCAGCAAAGGGATTGTATCTTACTGGAAATGTAAATGTAGTTTTCCATGTAAATTGGTCTGTTAATGTTGCTGTGTCGCTAGTTGCTAATCCAATGATTTGTTCCCAGGCTAGGCTTGTTGTTATTAGGCCTCCTGTTCTATGAAAAGTATCATTAAATGGATTTCCCCAGGTGTTTGGAGTTTGTTGTATGTATTTTAATTGTTTTTTTATAGTGTTGTTGTATGTAGTTCCTGTTATTGTATTGTATTGGGTTGCTGTTATGGCACCTGCTTCTGTGCCTTCTATTAAATCTACTGCATTACCCATATATATTAATTCTGAAAATCTTACTGTTTTAATATTGTATTTTCCTTGATGTATTCCAAATAGCAGTTGGCCTGGTTTTGCTACATATCCTTGTGTGCCTTCTTTTGTGTAATTGTGGTTTAGAAAGCCTAACTGATCTAGACTTGTGAAACCTATTGTGGAACTAAGTGAGTTAGAATTGAGGAACATGCGGTCTAACGATGCTGATGTGGTTATTAGTTGCAATAGTGGTACGTGAGCTATGTCTTTCTGAAAGTACCAGTGATTATACATTTGTGAAGGTGGTTGTATTTTAATTTTTTTGTATGGTTTTTTGTTTCTATTGTTTCTTTTGCATGTTATCTTAAGTGTATTTTTGTGTAAAAGCATTGCTTGTGGATGTGTGCTAGTATATTTTAGCAAAGAAGCATTCATTGGGTACTGTCTTACATATTGAGCTAAGTAGTCAAATTCTGCTTGTCTATAGTAATACAAAGTAACTCCTGTAAATCTAATTAAAGGCATATTATCATTACTAGTTGTCCACCAGTTTTCTAAGTACAAATGTTTTTCATACAATGCATTTAAAGTAAAGTTCATTATGGAAAATCCCCCCCCTCCCGGCACCAAGTGTGGTGCTGTACTGTCTTTATAGCATACAAAGTTATTTGTTAGTCTTTCTGAAGTAGTTAAAAATAGTGGTTCAGTTCCAACTATTTTCATTTTCTTTATAAATTGTGGTTGCCATTGATTTATCTTAATTTTTTTAAGTTTTCTTTTTCTTACCCGGCGGTGTCTTCTTCTCCAAAGTCTTCTTTGAAAAGGGCGTCTAGTAAACCTTCTTCGACGCCATCTTCTGCGGGGTCTCCAGCGGCTTCTGTAGTATCTCCAATAAGGCATTTTTTGATGATATCCTTCTCAATTGGTTTTAATTCAATTTTTGGTTCTTGTTGGCAGATTAAAATAAGGGTGTGTTGTAGCGGTGAGTCGCAGTCGCAGAAAATGTCATGGCTGTGTACTAGGAGGTTCATCCATTTTAGATTTTTTTGGCGAATGCTGTCTTTTGTAGGTACAATTCTTGTTGTCATTCTGTAAAATAAAATAATTTAAGTTTCTTGCCCGTTCCGCCAGACTGATCTAGCCCGAATTGCCCCTAGACTACGGTGGTTTCACTCACCTTCGGCTCCCGCCCAAGATCAGCCTGGAGTCACTGAAGTGATCCCGTCTCCGTCTGGCGGCATAAACTCAGCCATTCGGACCTGTCATTGAATATATAGCAGAGAGGACACTCCCTGGAAATGATGGTGATTATTAATTAATTTAATGAATATTTATGAGTAAAACAGGAAGTATGGAAAAAAGGGGAAGTATTTGGCAGTTTGTGGTCGGCAATTCTAATTAGGTGGTTTTCCTGTTGAATATGTTAATTA